GATCCTACTTCTAAATTATAGTTGTTTGCTCTACCCTTTTGCAAAACTTCTGCTCGGGTAAGCATGGATGCATTTTGCAGAATTCTTTGAGGTTCTAAACCTGACTTTGAAGAGAAGGGACCAAAAAGTTGAGATCCATATTTATGGTCAATAAATACAGCCTTAAAGAAATTAAATGGACCTTGGTTTTCTGAGCCATCCCTAAATTCTGCTAAGACATTAGAGTAATTATATTTTTGGTTTGTCGTTTGGAATCCGTTTTCGCTTAAAGGAATTATTTCTTTCGCATATTGAAAACAATCTAAATCAGCAAATAAATCTTTTACTTTTTTAGGTATCGCAAAATTTATTCCCCACCCATACCTATTGCCACTACATCTTAAAGCATCTCTTCGAACTTCTGGCTTAAACTGAAAAAGAAGAAATCCAAACATTTTTCCAGTGGCGACTATTTCGTCACCTCTTTTTTCAACGACAGGACAAGTAACATCAGCTATTCTTATCCCCGCTTCTCTCATCTTGAAATAAAGATTCCATCCATTAGTAAGCCCATAAGGATAGGTAAACATGCTTTCTAAATTACCTTCGGGATTAAATAAGCTTTTACCTTCTAAGTTTGGGTTGTTCTCTTCTACTTTAACTATGCATGTCCAATTTTTCTGTCTTGAGTTGGATGATTTTTTCATCCAATCTCTAATTAATGCTACTGCACCGTTTTGATTGCCATTGAAAGGGTGATTGGGGTTCCAACCTAAAGCCCCTAAAGCTTTAGAGGCAAGTTGCCTCTGGATAAGAAGAGCATCAGGATCTAAATTCCCTTCACTATTATTTTGATTAAATAAATTTAAAATAGACCTTAAAGCCATGACATTTGTGTTGTCATGTCTTGCGAGGTTTAAACCTCCTCCACCGCCAGAAAAACCGTTTGCTACCCTTCCTAGATCCCACTCAGTATTACTCCACAGCCTTCTACCACGACTTACATAACCCATACTGTTACCACCGAATCCGATGTAGAATTTAACAGTTTGACTAGTTGGTCCTGCGGGAAATCCATTATCTCTATGGTAAGTAGCACAATCTGCCCAACCAACCCTCTCAATATCACCATATGGTTCAGTTGAGCTTCTAAAAACTGCATTATTATTACTATTAAATTCCTCTCTTACGTTTCCGTTCTTCCAAAAGAAAAATCTTTTTGCTACACTACCTGCTCCCTCTAATTCTTTTTTTATGTATGCTCGATAATATACACCTCTGTAAATGCTATGCACTGGATGCCTATCTAGACATCTGTCATTCGATCTTTCCCTCACCATTATCATATTGACATGTGGACGAGTTACAACTTCCCCGTCCAGAATTGGCCCACTGGTCCCATCTTTCTTAAGAGCGGTAATCATTCCTGCTACCGACCTATCCTTCTGTTGATTGACGGCTTTAAAAAACAGTTGGCAGTTTTTTATTCCAGATCCTACTGCTTCAGCTAATCTACTGGGCTCAATTTCTACCGTTTCCGCTATGACATTAGCGTCAAAATTAGTTTCAAGACCAACATTAGGGCAACGTTTACTTCTTTGTTGAGTAACAGCTACAGGGGTATCTTCTAAATATATTCCTTGTAGTATGTCCAGACCGTCAACAACCTCTCCAAATCGGTTTACGATTCCCTCGATTGGTCCATCACTAATTAGATCAAGGATCTCTGAGTAACTAAAGGAAGCTCCATACTGCAACTCTCCCATAACAGGAGGTTTATAAACTGGAGGTTTAGGCTCATTTCGCCTTTTACCTCCTCCAGCAATCTGCATCTTTTTTAAAATATGACTCATGAATCTTGCTGGTCTGATGCCTTACTTGTTTGCATTATGGGGGCAAACCTACCATAACGAGAATTAGAACCTGCTCTTGAAGCTTCACCCACTAACGCATCTCTTTGCTTCTGATGTTGTGGGTAAGATTTGATTGTTGCTTGAACAACTTGTGATCCGACCTTGAGTCTTCCATATCCCACAGGTAGAGGGGCTCCCTGACTAGCTACATTAGCTACGTTTGAAAAAATTAAAGACTCTCTCCCAGCGTCAGCAGTCAACTCTAGAGCCTCGGGTTCTGGGGGTTTTGGAGCCAAAGCAAAAGAAATAGCCGCAAACAACAAAGCTTTACCTATGTTTAAAAAGATCGCTCCTAAAGATATAGGTCCACTACCTGTTATAGCTGGAACCAAATCAATTCTTTCAGGGTTTTTGAGTGAATCAATCTGGTATTCGTGAGTGATTCTAGTTTTATTGATTATTAAATCATAAGGCAAACCCTCTTTATGAAGTTCAATTAACCTTCTAATAAAACCTTTTTTATTACAGTCAATGGCATGAAGAGCATTTCTTGGGTTTGCAATAGCTAAAGTAAAAGTATCTCCATACTCTTGAGCTAAAATTCCATGTAGTCTTACTAAAGTCATATTACTTCCTTCACCCTTTCTAATATATTTACATCTCCTTCTACATTTTTGGGTGTATAAATATTTATTTTTTTTGTGTTTAGGCTGTAAATTAAAAATGCCTGACAACAAGTCTCGGCCATTTTTACGTCAAATTCAGATTCCTTCTCATCTCCCAAGACATGACTATGGAAAACAGCAACCATAGCATAGTCATCTTTGAAAAGCAGATAGCTCAAAGGATTTATTAAAAAGTGTGATTCTGGCTCTGGAGAGATGTTTTTTTCCTCCTGCACTAAATATTCATTTGATTCATGATCATAACCCAAAAACCCGCAAAGCTCCCTTCTAAAAGAAGACTTACAAATATTTGTTATAGAGGATAAAGCGTCCCCTACGTCCTTAAATCGAAGTGTTTCTTCCATAGCTAAATCCGTCAGTTCCTGGGAATCCACCAAACCGTGGATTGTTAGGTGTAGGGTTGGGTATCCTTGTTGGGTTACCTTCGTAATAACCTCGGTTAAGACCTGAGAAACTACCGCTTCCTGTCAGATGATAACCTCCAGTGTGAATATCAACTAATCCATTACCAATACTTGAATCTCCTGTCGTTCCATCCCACCAAGCAATCAAGCTATCATGACCATAAAGCAAAGGAGGACTTCCCGCAGGAAGACCATCTCCTGTTCCACCTGTAAGTGTTGACATTAAACCAGTGCATTCCCCGTATGTTCTAGGGACTATATTAACAGTGTTTATATTAAGATCGTTAGATACAGGAATAACTCTTAAAAAATCAATTTCTTCTTGCGATAAAACCCTATTCCACAGAGCCCAAGTAGCAATATGACCATTTAAACATGAGAAAGTAGATCTATCTTCATCCTCGTAAGAAGTGCTATCATGCCCCCAATACTGAACTCCACCAATCATAAATGCATTGGGTAGAGGTCCATACGGAGGTCCAGCAGGGTCTATAGATGTTGGCCAACCTGCCGCCGCAGCTTTTCTTTCTGCAAGACTACCAAAATTACCAAGAAAACGACGATTTAAAATATCTGCACCTCTTACTCGATTACTGCCCTGTCTGGGACGGCTTGGTTCTCCCTGTTGTTCTCCATTAACATAAAAATTAATGTCGGTGACTGCGTTTTCTCCTTCCCCGTTGATAATTCGGTGTTGGGTAGTAGTGAGCCCAAGCTCTAATCCCCTACCATGCGTTACGACATATTGATTCCATACCTCAACATCATTTTCTGTTATTGATTGTAGAGAAGCTAATCCTTGGCGTTGATATATATTACTTCTACTAGAAGTGGTAGTTGGACTAATTCTATAACCAAGGTATTCTGCTTCTATTGCTCGATCTCTGCCTATGCCTACATTAACCCATCTTGCTGATGGCCATACTCCGACATCTGCTTGTTTGGAGCTAGAAAAAATACCTGCTCGGGTAGGACTGTTAGTTGTAACATTCGCAAACCCCATAAGAGTAAAGTTTCCAGTAAGTTTTCCTGTTAATTCGTTTGAGTGAAAAAACCCTGTGTTGGTAGCATATCTAAGTCCATATCTCCCTCCTTGTCCCCTAGTAGAACCTAAACTTTTTCCTGAAATTCTAACCGATGGAAAAGTTTTGTTTGTAACGGTTCCTCCTATAAATTCTATGTGAGAGCTAGCATTAAATCTTTTTCTACACGCCCCTAACTTTTTGCTACATCCGTCTTTTTGCCAATAACTAGGATTATTTGCTGGTGGTTTACCAGAATTTGTAGCACCACCGTCTCCTGAAACTGCAATATACACAGTCTTTAAAGGGTATACTGTGTCATCGTTAGGATTAAAATCAACTGGAGGGACATTAATTGTAGGGCTTTTCACCCATACTATTTCTCCTTTAGAGTAACCAGAGTTGGGTGTCCATTCTGCATAATTAGAATGGAAAAAATCTACAGGAGAAGGACTGTTAAACTGTGGAACTACAGATACTCCATCTACGTCCTTAAAAGGTGATCCATCGTCTTTTTCAACAGGGAAACCTGCGTATCTACAACCCTCTCCCCGATACTGAAAACCACAAAATTTAGCAACCACATTTCTAGAATTAACGCTAAAGTTTTCTAAATCTAGAGGCGAGTTTAGTTCAAACTCTACAAATATCTTAGACTCTTGGGTTTTTCGGCCCATAATCCAAGTTTCATTAGTTAATTCAGCTTTAGAATCAGCGGCACCAAAGGGATTTCCTCCTTGGAAATTTGAATCATCTAAAAATTTTACTTGGACCCTCTTCCTTACAAACTTAGCATTAATTAAGTCTTTATAGTTTTGTAGGAAGTTAGTAATAATATTGTTTTTATTAGCTACTTTAATTTTTGGTCTAGCTAATTTACCATCACCCAATATATCAAAACCCTCTGTTTCTATAGCCAAAGGTAAATAATCTACACCTTGCCAAGTAATAGATTTGTCAAAATTACTACCCCCATGAAAGCCCAAGAAAAGATTTGGTAGGTTAACCCTATCAGGGAAAACCCTAAACAGTTCTAGCACAGCAGTTGACTGCAAGTCCAACAAACTCTGCGCTACTTTATTTTTTCCTTCTGCCGCCATGTTTAGATTTACACTTTTTAATTATATAATATAATAAAGATGTGAAAATTACACAGTTAAAAGAACCTAACGACGAGTTATGGCAACATTTTTGGGATTTCTTTATATCATCTAAACCTTATGACTTGGGAGGAATCCGTTCTCCCTATTTAAAAAGAAAAAAAATACAGGATTTATATGATTATTATTTTGAAAATTGCATTGTTTATACAGCAAAAGAAAATGATAAATTAAAAACAGCCATTTTTCTCCATGAAGAAGAGACTTTTTTTGATGTGACTTTTATTTTTGGGGTCAGCAAAAACTTTAATAGCACCTCAATAATCTCAACCGTCCATGATATTTTTGATTTAGCACTTAGTAAATATAATAAAAATTATATTAAAAGCGAAATAAGACGCAAGCATAAGGTAAAATCCTACAAAAAATGGATTGAAAGATACGATAAAAGAGCGATAATATTCAATGACCCACCAAATACAGTAGTTTGGTGTAAAAGTAATCGCATGAAAGCGCAATTTAAAGTAGTAGGAACCAATCAAGCCACGGAACATTTAATAGGAAAAGAAGCTTTTTTGACTCAAAAATTCAGTGGATCAATGAGAGAACTCACTTTCGGTAAAGAAAAATACTTTTTTGATGAAAAGACTGTTGACTTTTTACCCCAATGTGTTGTAGTCAATGGATTCCTGTCCGATGACAAAGAGAATGTGGGCAGAGTAGCACTTCAATTCATACCACAAAATGAAAAGTAAACCTGTTCTATACAGAGTATATAATCGCAAAGGAGAGTATCATCACGCTTACAGCGCAACTTTAAAAGGCTCTTTAGTTTGGGCTATTGATTGCGCTAAGACAGTCAACGGTTCCGTTAAAGAGGTCTTTGAAGATAAGACTGAGAAAGAAGTTTTTAATTACAAGAAAAACAAAAAATGTTCTCTTTAATTAAATCTGTTTTAAAATCAGTCGAGCTTTTCTTAAATTTAAAAAATAAAAAATTTTATTATGACCTTTATAGCCAGCATAGAGAGAAAGAAGATGATATCGTCAAAGAAATTGAGAAACTTAGGGAAAGCGGTAATAGCAATGATGCTGATAGGGCTGACCTCTTGCGCCAGCGACTCAATTATGAACGTGAACAATTTGAACATCTATCAGCCTTCTACTCTAAGACTCAAGAAAAGTCAACCGATTGAAACAAAAGATGGTATCTACACTCCGCAAACCGACGAAGTGTGGCACTCCGATGCTCGTTATCGTAGGCTTGAAAGAGAAATTTACTCTAAATGAGGATTCCTTGGGAGAAATACGCATTAGATTTAGCTAAAACTGCATCTCAACGGAGCGAAGATCCCCATATGAAAGTGGGGGCTTGTGCCTTAAATAAGCATAATATGGTTTTAGCGTTGGGTTACAATGGTTTAGCATCAAGAAAAGAAGTTGATGATTCTTTTTGGGAAGATAGGGATCTTCGTAGACCTTACATGATTCATGCTGAAGCTAATTGTTTAAGCCTTGTAAAAAAGGAAGAAGTAAAACTTTTAGCTGTAACTCTTTTGCCATGTTCATCTTGCGCCACACTAATAGCTTCCTATAACATTCCCAAGGTTGTTTATGGAGAGGTATATGAACGAGATATGAAGTCTTTAGAGATTTTTGACTTTTATGACATAGAATGTGTAAAATTGAGTTGACAAAGATTAAAATTCTGTAATAATACAAAAATATGAAGACACTATTGTTTAGTCTCACGACCATGTTGGGCATTGCTTTTAGCATTGCGGGTTCTCACGCTACCACTCTTGCGACAGATTTGTCTGTTGAAGGTGGGGCATCAATCTCAAACTTTAGCACCGATAGGGGTTTAGCAAAGAGGGAGGACTTCATTGGAGCTTCTCTTGCCTTGACTACTCCACTATCACTCGGGCATTTGTCTTTCGGAGCATCTCTATTCGATACTGATGGTGGCGGGGAGATGGATTTTGGAGCTAGTTATAGCATCGACTCTAACCTTTTTGGGCAAAAAGTTGGTCTTACGGCAGCACTGAAAGACACCGAATCTGTTTTTGGAGACAGGGAAGAGTTTTCCTTGACTGCTGATTGCACTTATATTGCAGACTTTTCTGTTGGTCTTTGGTATGAGGATAATAACGATTGGTTTGGGGTAGAGCTTGGGGTTTCTTATGACTTTGAAACACCTGTCAAAAACCTGACACTGAGCCCTTTTGTTACAGTTAATCTCGCAGAAGAATACGAAGCTCTTGAGCTTGGTGTGAAAGCAGATTACGTGCTAACAGAAGACATTTCAATCATTGGTAAGATTTCTTATAACGATAACGACTTTGAAGGTTCCTCTTTCGAGGTAGATAAAGAGTGGGTTGTTGGTGCAGGATTATCCTACAAGTTTTAATAGTCTTACATTTTTAAAAAAATAAAAGAAAAGCCTCCCGCAAGGGGGGCTTTTTTTGTATCGAGTGTAAATAAATAAACATGGAGCCTGAAAAGTCTATTTTAAAAGAGTTTTTAAACGGAGGATGGTTAGTGCCGCTTGTGGGTGCTGCCGCCATGTTTGCTAGATTATTATCTGGAAACAGTGGATTGTCTTTAAAACAACAATTTAAAAGGGTAATTACAGCAGCTATTGCTGCTGGTATAGCTTGGTTTGTTTTAGAACAAACGGATGTATCCTCTCTCACAAAAGCGATCACTTATGGTATCATTGGTGTAATTAGCCCAGAAGTAATCAGTGGAATTGTGCGATTGGGTGAAAAATTCGCCAAGAACCCCGAGAAATTTTTAAAAAAATGAGACCTAAGTTTATTGTTTATTGTTTAGCAGCTATTTGTTTAGCGTTTGCTTGGAAGGGTTTGATCCTTACTGAAGATATTGAATCTACTTTAGAAGAAAATGCTAGACAGTCAGAATCATCCATAATGGAAATAGGAATGTGTTTTGATTGGTATGGAGTTATTATAGTTAATTCTGTTGTTAAAACTTCCCATGGGTCTATAACTCCTGCGGAAATGGTTGATATTTTAGAAGAAGAAAGGGTTTATAAGGACGAATATCTAGCAGCATATAAAAAAGATATTACTCCAGACGAAAAAGAATACTCTAAGTTTGTCTTTACACAAGAGAAGATAATAAATCTTTATGTTGATGAGTTGATAGACTGGGCAAATAAAGGAGACATAGAAATGATAAAAGCCTCTATTCCTCGTATGTATGACATGACTGACCCTACAATTGACGCAATCAATAGCATCATGGATACGAAGATGTATTACAATGAAGCTCAAGCAGAGATTTTAAATGCAAAAATATCATTTTATAGAGATTTCATGATATTAACTATTGTTTTATGTGTTGTGATGTCTATCTGCGCTGGTTTTAGTAGAAAGTGTGCATAATGAATTTTAAGGGTAAAAAAGAAGTAGTAAGAGCGGTGCAGAAACTCCTTGGGGTATCTGCTGACGGTGCTGATGGACCTGTCACTTGGAATGCCATCTTAGCTAAACTCTCGACTAAGGACAGTCCCGCCATCAATGGGAGTATACCCCAGAAAATGGTTTCATTAGCTAGAGAGGAAATAGGAGTATCTGAAGTTGATGGTAGTAATTGTGGACCTAGAGTAGATGAGTATAAAGCAGCTACATGGCTAGATGCTGACAAAGGTTGGCCATGGTGTGCTGCTTTTATTTGCTGGTTAGTAAGAGAAGCTATCGAGCAAGAGGATGTAAACTTTAAAAGACCTAGAACCGCTGGAGCTTGGGACTTTGAAAACTGGGCCAAGCAAGAATCAAATAGAGGAATTGAATTGAGAAAGCCTACAAACGAAGATATTAAAGCTGGTGATATTGTTGTGTTTACTTTTTCCCATATTGGTTTAGCAGTTAAAGACGTAGACTCAAGTGGTTATGTTGTTACTATAGAAGGTAATACAAATGGGGCAGGAAGTCGTGAAGGAGGCTCCGTTTTAGAAAAGAAGAGGCACGTTTCAAAAATTCGCAGTAGAATAAGAATTCTGTAGATTAACTTAATCTTCCTATTATAATAATAGGAATGGAAAAGGTTAACATCCAAGTCAAGAGCCACGATATTTTTAATTACGTTGTGGGTAATTCTGTTTTCGATCCCATCGAAAGATGCATTGATCCTTCAAGATATGAAGTTTTTGATGGCTTTGTTTATGATAATAAAACTAAAGAAAACATCACGCAGGGTCATGAATACCAAAAGTTTTGTTGGGAAGTCACTAAATTAAAACAGTTGGCGAGGAAAATGGAGAGGAGAGAAATCGAAAGCGTTTGCGAAGAAATTGCTGAGATCGCACCAACTTACGTTCTTATTTAGAGTTAACGCAAGAAAAGATGAATTTAGTAAATGATATTCCAATTAGTTTGGACGACTATGAACATGTAAATTGCATAGTGGAGATCCCGAAAGGAACCAATACTAAATACGAATACGATGAGAATTTAAATATATTTAAATTAGATAGATGTTTGGTTTCTTCTTTACAATACCCAATTAATTATGGCTTCATCCCCCAAACTATCGCTTTAGACAATGATCCTTTAGATGTCTTAATTTTTAACCATGACCCGATTGATAGAGCGAGCCTAGTTTCTTGTCGTGTCCTCGGAGTCTTGGGGTTTATAGATGGTGGAGAAGTTGACAATAAAATTATTGCCGTTCCTAATTGGTCTCCTGTAGAAAAATATAAAACAGTTCATGATATTGAGTCTTGTCATTTAAAAATTTACAGACAATTTTTTAGAATATATAAGATCGATAGGGATTCTGACACTAAAGTAGGAGAGTGGAAATCTAAGGGGGTTGCTATGCAAATAGTTAAAGATTCCCACGAAAGATGGAAAAAAGCTAACGCTGAAAGATTTCATCAAGAATGGGCTGACAAACGGTTTTGGCAAAGAATCAGAGATAAAAGTTACATACTTCATCCCGATTAGGTGTAAATAACAATATGGATACTATTCTTCAACTAGTTCAAGATAACCCTTGGTTCGGTGTAGTGACTGCTGGAATTGCTTTCGCATCTGCAATCGCTGCTGCCACCCCAACCCCCAAAGAGGGAACGCTTTGGTCCAAAATTTATTCTATAATTGACTGGGCTGCGTTAAATATTGGGAAAGCCAAGCAGAAATAGTCTACGGGTTATTTTATAGATTAATCTCTAGACACCCCCTTCCCTAAAGGCAGGGGGTTTTGCTGTATAAACTCTTGACCAAATTAAAATAACCATATAATCTAATGGAGTATTCCAAGAAAGCGAAAACGCTT